ACTGATCCCGCCCAAGGTATCGTTACGACGCCAGATATAGTTGCTCATGCTACCAAGCACGTTCATCAAGTCATACCCTTGTTGGCCTGTCAGCATAGCTGCCTGCCGCTTTAGGTTTCTCAGTTCGTTGATGACTGCTTGACCAGGGCCATTAACTTCCAAGTTCAATGTCGAGTTCTTGTAAGCGCCAGCAAGGTGGGCGATCACCCACGCGAACTGATAGGTGTTCATCTCCGGTGTCGCAAACTCTGCAACTTGCTCCATACCGTCAGCGTAGCAACGGTAGACTTGTATGCAAAAGCGATCAGCCCAATCAGAACTGCCATAAGCAGGGTCTGCCCCAATAACGTAATAAGCCGTATCAACGGGTTCCTCCCATATCTTCAGAGTTGCCAAGCGTTCCGTAGACTTCACCACTTCTGTATCTACGAAGTTTGCGCCCATGCTGTAGCGATAGTAGTCGCAACCAATCTTCTTGGCGATCTTCATCATGTCCGTACAACGGGCGTTCGAGAAGAACGAAGTTCCCGTCATGATGAATGCGTAGTCTTCAGTAGGCGGGAATTCCTGATACATCAGCGCATCATCTTTGATGCCCTCATGCAACTTCCAGCGCCACCAAGCCATTTGCCGACTATTGATCTCTACGTCGTAGAGTTTCTTAATGTCGCGTGTCCACTCTTTTTCTTCTGGCGTTAGCTTGCCATCCCAGTAGACTTTGTAAATCTGTGAATCAGCATCAACAGAATAGAACTGGTTACGCCACCAGCCACAGAAGATTGCTCTTTGTGTTCTTGCGCGTTTCGCAGTGACGTACATATCGTGGAACATATTAAAGCCACGCGCAGTGGACTCGAAGATGTACAAACGATTTGGGTTGGTTTCAGCCAAAGAAGCCAGCAGTGATGCTAGTCCTTCTTCATCACCCCAGGACGAAGTTTCAGTTCCGTGTAGAAATGTAATGGCCTTACCGCGACCAAGTGAGCCTTTTGCTCTAAGCCCCGCGACTTGATAAAAGAGGCGGCTGCGATTCTTGAGTTGAAGCTGATTCCGGTTGTGGGCAAGAAGCGGTATCCGGTATTCCTTGGGTAGACCTTCCATGTACATGGCAAGGGTTGATCGGAACATATCTCGGTTTTCTTCTGTGTCTGTGGTGAGTGTGCCTTGGAGTCCATTGTGTATGAAGTGCCAGTAAAGGTCTAAAGCCAAAGAGATAGTAGTAATACCAAGCTGCCGCCCTTTTAGGATCACAAAGAAGTGGATGTCTTCAGCCAGCCCTCTTGTGATCTCATCCATCACATACGTTTGTGTGCCTAACAGCACATCCATCTTCTTTAAGCCCTGCTCTTTGGTTTCAATCTTTAACTGTGAGCAAAACTTGTAAAACTGCGCGAGATTAAATTTCATGCCATTAGCATTTCATATTTATAGTAATCAGAAAATAAATCGTAAACCGCTTCCTCGCCTTGAATGCCTTCCATTTGCTCCTTGGTTAGCTTCCACAATACTTTGTCATCATCAATAAGCTGTCTGAACCTGGCGTGATGACCAAACACCTTGGTCAAGTCCATGCCCTCATGAGTTGGGCCTAAATGTTCAAAAGAAAAGTATTTAGAGAGTTCATCAGGACAAAACTGAATACCCACATTCTCTAACGCAGGCCGCATGAAGCAGCAGACCTGAACATCTTCATTCATCAACATAGGTTCGGCTTGTTGATTACGCATGATGCCGTACTTAGAAGGCGCTTCCAGCATGGCCTTACTACGCAGGCTAAAGCCGCCGTTCTGTACTATCCTGATATCTGACTCGCCCCACCAGGTGTACATGGTCTTGTAGAGGCCATAGGACGTTAAGGCTGCGTGTGTCAGCCCACCCACATAGTCGTAGGTCAGCCATTCATCTCGCCAGTTATCAGGATTCAGCGCCCAACCGTCATGCTGCACGATCAAGGCATAAGGCGTGTCAATGTAGTGATGCAGCCCGTACAGCACAAACTCAGAATAAGCATGGTAGTCCAGCCCATGCGCCACCAGTTTCTGCGGAACGTCTGCATCTACCGCTACATTGGTAATCAGCAACTGCTTGCTGCCAGGCAGTGCTGCCGCAGTCTTCTTCAAAGCTGGCAGGGCTATACGTCCTCGCCCATCGCCATAAATGGCAACGACCGTAATATCAGAATACTTATCGTTTGCCACCACGACGCTCCTTATCAAACTCACCTAAGTTCCAGTTAGCAATGCGATACATTGCCTCTTTGTTCCTTGCTACCCGCAACAGTTCTCTTGCGATCTCAGGCTTGTAGACCTCATTCCAGGTCTTCACTAACTCCCGCCTGTCTTTCGGCGTGTAAGCGTGTGACGCCCTTCTCATCTCATTTCTGAGAACCGTTCTGGACAGCAATAACTCCTCTCGGTACTTCTCCTCAGGCGTAGGCTGATCCATTCACCACCCTTTTAATTCTCGACAACTCTGACAAGCACTCTGCCAGCAGCTTTGCCGACCTGTCCTGCTGCCGACGTAACTCCATAATCAACTCAGCCTGATTCATCTGGTGTACAGCACCCCAGTAATCATCCTGCGCCATGTCCACATAGTCCTCCCTTAGTTCCACTATCTTCATGTCACCCTCCATACCCTAATACCATCCCCTTCTTTCCTTGCGGAAAACCGCCACCCCAACTTCTTACTCGCCCTCCAGTTGGCGTTCAGCACAACCTGCATCCCTAACCCCACCACAAAAAAGCTGTCACCCACTTCCATATCTCCATGCGGATACCGGCTTTCCAACTTAGGCGGCATCACAACCCCTCTCTCAACCATAATCTCCATACCACCCTCACTATACATACCTAACCTCCCTATCACCACATAATCATGATAGGCCAAAAAAAAGCCCCTGACAACCAGGGGCGAACTCTCACCACGAGAGGAGCTTCAGCGAAGAAGCCTAGGAAACAAGTCAGCCCCGTCTTTCCGAGGTGTCAGTTGGTTCTATCCTTGACGCCGATTGATCGGGTCTCCAACGCAACAAAGAATAACAAAAAACAGAAAAAACTTTTGGGGGGACTCAGTTGGGGGGCGCGCCAAACCACCCCCACCTAGACCAATCCAGTTCCCAAATAAACAACCTTGCCAAATAGTTAGCGGCCAAACCTTACCAGACCTAAATCAGACCATGATCAATAGCATACGCGTATCAATAGCCTGGTATCGATAGATTTACCCTGCCCCGATAGGAAAATGACAATGCGAGAGGACGTGTTGTCATACTGTCATCTTACCTTTTCCGCAACTGACTGACCATATTACATATAGGACAATAACCTATAAGCTATATATATATATGTAACCATATAAGTGTCACACTGTAACAGTTACACTGTTACACAATGTGACAGTTTCTGTTACACATTAGACCTAAAATAATGCTTTACGGCATGGCACATAATCTGCATAATAATGGCTGTAGTAATCAGTAATTCAATCCACCAAGGAGATTAGACAATGCAAAACTCTACAGATAACTCAAACCGCACCAAGTTCGATTTTCTAGCTGATAGCGGCATGGCACATAGCACTATCAGAAACTTGCGTTCAGGCCGCTTTGGCAGCTTTGCAGCGAGCATTGGTGATGCCGCTAGCGTTGCTGATAATCAGAACTTTGAGCGTCTTATGAAAGCGTTTCCAGAGCTATTTTGGGCGGCCTCTGAACTGTAATCCTCAATTCCTATCAGGAGATTAGACAAATGACTATCTATCAAGAAATCACTGACTCAATCATTGCAGAACTAGAAAAGGGTGCAGCGCCGTGGGTAAAACCGTGGAATGCGCCAATGGGCGCAGACAAGAACATTGTCAGTCAGAAACCTTATCGCGGTATCAATAGACTGATTCTCGCTATGTCCGGCCTACGGTATGAGGTTCCAGTATGGGGAACCTATAAGCAATGGGCTGATAAAGGTGCGCAGGTTCGAAAGGGTGAAAAGGGTACTAAGATTGTTTTCTGGAGTCAGGCCAAATCAACGAATCCAGAAGGTGAGGAAAAAGCTTACGCATTCGCAAAAGCTTACTTTGTGTTTAATGTTTCGCAAGTAGATGATTTCCCGATCATCCCCTCAGGCGATATTCCGAATGACAATGCCAGGATTGAAGCTTGCGAAAAGCGTATTGCAGCAACTGGTGCGCGTATTGTGCATGGTGGTGATACCGCTTGCTTTATTCCGTCAAGTGACGTCATCAGAATGCCGGAACTGGGTACTTTCCAGTCATCCGAGCATTATTACGCTACTGCGTTTCATGAGTTAACGCATTGGACTAGCGAGAAATCACGCTGCGACAGAGATTTAAGCAAAGGCCGTTTCGGTAATGCTGACTATGCTTTCGAGGAATTAGTTGCTGAACTCGGCGCTGCATTCCTATGTCAGCATCATCAAATCAAAGGCGATTTGCGCCATGCTGGTTACATTGAATCCTGGTTGAAGGCCTTAAAAAATGACAACAAAGCGATATTCAAGGCTAGCGGATTAGCGCAA